GTGCAATCTCCTCGGGCGACTTGCCGGCGTGTTCGAGTGCTGTTCGAAATGTTCGCATGCACTCGCTCATCCGCGCTCGCGCCCTCTCTTCGCGTTTGATCGCATTCCGCTCACGCAGCGTTCGCGTGCCTCTTGGCCGCCTGTCCCGGTTCATCATCTTTGCCCCCTTTCGGGAGATACTGCCGCATGCGAGCAATCGCCTGCAGCAAGGCTTGCACGGCCTGTTCGCTATCCTCTCGTGCTTCATCGATCATGATGGCGAGGCCGCGATCCATCGCTTGCACCACTTCCCCGCGCGTCGCCGGCTTGCCTTGGCTGAACCACATCACGTCAACCGGATCGTTCAGGTGAAACAGCACGCCGTTGTCGACTGGCACGATGCGGAACGCGCGCGTGGTCCACACGGCGCAGACACCCGGATTGTGCAGCACCATGCCGGGCAGCTTCTGTGCCTCGGCTGGCATGTCCCTGTCGTTGCGCCGCATGCGCGGCTTAGACAGGAACGGGCAGACCTCGGCGGCGAACTGGGCGCACGACCGATGGCTCGGCGCTTCACCGTGATAGCGCGCGATGGCCGCCAAGGGTCCGATCACGAACGCCTTGTTGCGCGCGAGCGGCCCGCCGCAAATCCAGCAGATGTCACGCCGGATGGCCTGCTCGATCTTGCCGGCACCGATGACGCGAAAGTCATGCTTGCCGTCCGCATCGCGATGCACGAACCACGGCACCGGATAGCCGCGATGATCGCGCGGCAGCATCCTGATGCGCTCGGGGATGTCGTGCCCATTGATCGTGTGCGGGTTCATCATCGGTACGCTCCGTTCAAGGCCTTGGTCGTGACCGTCACGCCGGTCTTCACGCCGAGCCAGAAGCTATTGCGCGCGATCTCCAACACGTTCGGCTCAATCGTGCCGAGGCAATCGCGGACGCGATCCCAGCCCCGCTCCAGATCGCGCTCCATGGCGTTTCTTCGATGTTCGGCGTCGTCCCTCGCGATAGAGGGCGCGTTTTCGACGTGCATCTTCGGCTTCCTCACGCATGCGCTTTCGCGCGGCTCTGATCTTGGCGGCGTCGAAAGACCCATCTTGGTCGGGCTCGGGCAGCTTGCCGAGCTTGACCCACCGGTCAATCGTTCGGCGCGAGCGGTGGAATAGCGCCATGACCTCATCGACTGTCACTGCTCCGCCTCCGCGCGCGTCAAGCGCTGTTGCTCAATCGCATTCTGCAGCATGCGAAACATTTTCGGCTCTGCGCCCTGCATGATGTCGAGTGTGCCGGCGTTCAGGTCGAGCCACCGCTCGATCTCGGCGAGCGTGGCCGAGGCACGCACATGCGTGATCAGCGATTGCGCCCAAGCGCGCCATTGCTCGCTGCCCTCGGGATCACCCAAGCGCACCGGCTCGGTGTGCTCGGTCTCGGGTGCCTGCTCGACCGGCGCCGCCTTGGGCAGGTCCGACACCGTCATGGTCGGGCCGACGTGCGGCGTCGGCGTGACGTCGACCATGTCCTGCACCTCGTCCACAAACTTCATGCCCAGCAGAACCTCGGGCAGATGCTGCCGGCCCCAGCGGCGCGCGCCGGAATAGCCGAGTTGCTGGTCGGGCTGTTTCGTCCACTGCGCATTGGCGGTCTTGGCATCGCCCAAGCGCACCTCGATGGTGCGATAGTCGCTCTCGCCTTGAATGCGCGCGCTGACCGTGACGGTGCGGTCGTCGCCCTCGCCGTCGTAGCTGTAGGCGAGCCGCTCGGCGAGTTGGCCGGATGAATTCAGCATCGCGGCGGCCATCTTGCCTGAAAAGCCGACCTTGCCCGAGATGACGTAGCACTCGCCGATGGTCAAAAAGAAATCGAGGCCGAGCCGCTCGCAGGTGGTCATCACCAAAAAAATGTCGGCGGGGCTTTTCTGGAACGGCGGCGGCACGAGCCGCGCGGTCGAGAGTTCGCGGCATAGCGCCATGCGCTCCAGCGCATTGTGCGGCCACTGCATCGCGGTCGGCGGCGATGCGACGACGGGCAGATTGGAGGTGTCGTTCACAGCGCAAACTCCTTCTCGCGAATTGTCACGCTGCCGGCTCGCGACCGACGCACACTCATGTCGCCGTAGAGCACCGCGCCGACGTCGTCGGGCAGGATGTCTTTGACGGTCTTCTTCGATTGCTCGTGCAGCCGGTTAGCGTCGCGCGTATCCGACCAGAGGCGCATGGCCTCGATCATGTCGCAGCCCCAGTTCGGCAGCGGCGCAGCGGTGGCCAGATCGACGGTGCGCCATAGTTCGGGCGGGACGAGCCGCTTCTCGGGCAGCACATGCGGCGGCGTCATGGTCTCGACGCAGCGCTGGTAGGCGAGGCCGCGCTCGATCACCTCGCGGGTGTAGCTTTCATCGACACACACCTCGAATTCTTCGAGATTGAAACCGCGCAGCACCGCCAGGATGCCGCGTTGCGCGCGGCGGCATAGCATCTGGATCAGGACTTGCGGCGTATGCTGGATGACGATCTCGCGGCGGTCGCGAAATGGGTTGCAGGTCTTGGCTTCGATCACGCAGTCGTCAAAGCTTCGGTAGCCGTCCAACGTCGCAGCGAAGGGCAAGGAGGCGTGTTTGACGAACCGCTCGCGCTCGGTGACCTCGTGCCGGCCGGTGCGCTCCACGCGGTCGAGAATGACCGGGCCGAGGGTCTTGCCGATGATCACCGCCAGATTGTCCGACAGGTCTTCGCGTGCGATCAGCCCGACGTCTTCCCTCCACATCCGATCCACCTCCACGGGCGTGCCGTGGCAGATGGTGTCAAACTGACTTGCCGTAGCGTAATAGTCGCGCGCGGGATTAAGCTCGCTCGGGGCGATACTCATGCCTCCGGCCTCCCATGGTTTCTAATGGGTCATTAGTCCAACGTTATGGACATTAAGCAGCGGCCTAGGACCGGGATTACGTGGCGGGGCGGTCCGTGATGTCGCCTTTATTGATCATTCCCAACGCGTGAAATATCGTCCAGCTTCAGCGCGGTGGCAAGCTTTATGAACGCTGGCTGACAGAGCCAAATCGTACCTTTGCCGCGTCTTGACTGCGCCGACGCGCGCCAAGTAATCGCTGCAGCACAGGCACTTCTCGCGTGGTCAAATTGTGTCTATGACTGTAAACCTATGATGGTATGATTGTATTATGACAGAGTTCCATGCGTGAAATTTCGCTGTAGTTGCAGTAAATTATACCTATGCATTTCGGCATTATCACGCGGACATCACGAGACCGTGAGTGAGTTGCGCACCTTTTAATCTTGCGCAAACGAAAATTTGTCGGATTGACCGCGCCCATTTTTCTTACCGTTATGCCGGCCCATGATGCGGACACACACCACCGGGCTCGTGCATCTGACTTCGTTCAACGAAGTGATCCACGCCCTTGGCGGCACCACGGTTGTCGCCCACCTGACGCGCTCCAGCCGGTCGAGCGTGTGGAATTGGAAGCAGACCGGCAGGTTCCCCGCGAAGCACTATCGGCTCTTGCGCGAAGCGCTGTTTGAATGCGGCTGCGTCGCCGACCTGACGCTGTTCGCCTTCAGCGATCTCCCCACCGAGCAAGCAGCTATCGCCGACACCGTCGCAGCTTGAAGGGCGCGACATGAAGCAACTTGGCCTGTTCGCAGGCGTGCGCGCGCGTCGCGCATCGCCGAAGGAGTTTGCGTTGCATTGCGCGCTCGCCGATCTGGTCACGCGCTGGATCATGCCGGGCTGGATGTTCACGCATCTGCCGATGGGCGAGAAGCGCAGCGCGGCGACCGCCGGCCGCTTGAAGCGCATGGGCGTGAAGCCCGGCTGGCCGGATTTTATTTTCGTCGGTCCCGGTCAGGTGTTCTTTCTCGAACTGAAGCGGCGCGGCTGCGATCAGAGTGACGAGCAGGCGAATGTCGCGCTGCATCTGATCCGCTGCGGGCAAGGCTATCTGTGCACCGACAACCTCGATGATGCGATTGGGACGCTGCGCGATCTTGGCATCGTGCGGGCGAGTGTGAGCGCATGAGCCTCGCAGGTCCACCCAGCATCGCGGTCAAGCTGACATGGCCCGAGGTGACGCTTGCGGCGCACGCTGGCGTGATGCGTCAGGTCCATGCGCTCGGCAGTCATCTCGCAGACAGGCACGGCTACGACGGGGCGGGATGGGACACGCATATTCTCGGCGCGCTCGGCGAGATGGCGTTCTGCAAGGCGTTTGGGCTGTACTGGAAGCCGACCGTCAACACGTTCAAGTCACCCGATGTCGGCGCGACAATTGAGATCAGGGCGCGTCATCGCCATAGCCACGAACTGATCCTGCGGCCCGACGACAAGTTCGAGCGCACCTTTGTGCTGGTGACCGGCGCGCCGCCCATCTTGCGTGTTCGCGGCTGGATCAACGGCAGCGAATGTCAGCGAGACGAGTGGTGGGCCGAGCATGGCAATCGGCCGGGCGCATGGTTTGTGGCGCAGGATGCGCTCCACCCGCCAGACGATCTCAACATCGAGCCAATCATCGCCAGCATCATCGGCGAGAGGGACGTCGCATGAAGCGCGTCGTCATCACGGTCCGCATCCGCGATCCGCAGAACATCGACCCGGTCGTGGACATGATCGCGGCGATACTCAAACGAGGAGGCAATGATGAGCGAACACGAAGAACTGATGGTCGCGGCGGTGGAGGCGGTTGCGAAAGCCTTGCGCGACCTCGGCACCGCGAATGCGGACACGCCGATGGGCGGTCTGGAGATGGTGGCGAAGGAGATCATGGACAGTGGCCGGATCATCGCTGACGGATTAACGGACTGCGCGAAGGGGCTGGAGGCCATTGCGCAAGCGATCAAAGAGCATGGAGGCCGGCCATGAGCGAAGCCACGATGTTGCAGGAGCACGGCACGGTGCTGGCGCGGCTCAAGCCGGCGAACATCGTGCAGGCGGCGCAGTCGGATTTGAAGTTGCGCGAGAAGAAGCGCGAGGAGAAGGCTGAGCCTGGCGAGCCGTATGCGTTCGCGCGCCGGCATGTGAAGCGCGCGCACAGCGTCGGTCACCTGATCGCGCTGGCGTACTTCGAGCCGATTGTTGCGGCCACGACCGACAAGCGCTCGACCATGATCGTGTATCAGGACGCCGAGGTGTTGCGGCTCGCGCTGTTGTCGCTGCTGGACGATGGGGGCGCGCCGGCATGATCTATGACGACGAGGACGACGACAACATCGTTCGCTTTGATCCGCATACGCGTGCGCATTGGCAATCGCGCTGCCTGCTCAACAGCAAGGGCGGGCTGGTCCCGAATTATGCGAACGCGATGATGGCGCTGCGCTTCGATCCCGATCTGCGCGACGCGTACGGCTACGACGAGATGGCGCGGCACGCGGTGATGCGGCACGAAATCGGGCGCATCGACAGGGCGAAGCGCTGGGTAAGCGACGCGGATGTCGGTGACCTGCACGAGTGGATGCAGCGCAACGGCATGCCGGCGATCCGCGTCAACGACGTTCGCGCAGCGTTGTACAATCGCGCGTCGGAGAATTGCTTTCATCCGGTGATCGACTATCTGCAGTCGCTGGTGTGGGACGGCGTGCCGCGTTTGAATGTGTGGCTGACGAGCTATCTCGGCGCCGAGTTGAACCAGCGCAACGAGCACATCGGGCGCATGTTCCTGACCGCGATGGTGGCGCGCGTGTTTTTTCCCGGCTGTCAGGCCGACCATATGATTGTGTTGGAGGGCCCGCAGGGTATTCTCAAGAGCAGCGCGTGTCGCGTGCTGGGCGGCGAGTGGTTCTCGGACCATCTGCCCGAGGTGTCGAGCGGCCGCGAGGCCTCGCAGCATCTGCGCGGCAAGTGGCTGATCGAGGTGGCCGAGATGCACGCGATGGGCAAGGCCGAGGCGACGGTGCTCAAGAGCTTCATCACGCGCACAGTCGAGCGTTATCGCCCTTGGCATGGCAAGCTGGAGGTGCAGGAGCCGCGCCAGTGCGTGTTCGTCGGCACGACCAACGAGAACCAGTATCTGAAAGACCCGACCGGTGGCCGGCGCTTCTGGCCGGTGAGGTGTGGTGTGACCGGGCGCATCGACGTCGGGCTGCTGGCGCTCAACCGCGATCAATTGTTTGCCGAGGCTGTGCTCAACTACCAAGATCACGGCACATGGTGGCCTGACGCGCAGTTCGAGCGCGAGTTTTTGGTGCCCGAGCAGGCGGCGCGCTTCATCGGCGACATCTGGGACGACCGCGTGGCGCAGTTCATCGCCGGCAAGACCCGCGTGACCATTGCTGAGATTGCGCGCGATGCGCTGATCATTCCTGAAGGCCAGATGGCCGACACGCACAACAAGCGCATCGCCTCAATCCTACGCGAGCTTGGCTGGGTCGATGATCGCAACAAGCGCCAACGCTTTTGGAAAAGTCCCATCCAATAAGCGTCACCACGCGTCACCCGTCATCGCCGATATGCAACAGGTTGTTGTGAGAATATCACAGCGATCCGGTGTCATCGCGTCATCAGGGTGTCGGGTGACGCCTTGTGACGCTTAATCTCTATAGTGCTTATATTTATTATATGGGGTTAATGTACTATGCAAAAGACCCGTCATCTGGTGTCACCCGACACCTTGGGTGTTTTAAGGCTTGACGTGGAATTAAAACGCGCGTCTTTTTCGCATCGCTCCCCGACGACAACCCAGCGGAACGCAAGTGGCCAAAGCTCCAGCCAATTTGCGATCATTGGCGCGTGCACATACCGATATGGCTCTGCGCCAACTCGTCAACATCGCATGCAACGGCGAAAACGAGAGCGCACGGGTGGCGGCGAGCGTGCACATTCTCGACCGTGGCTGGGGAAAAGCGCCGCAAGCGCACACTGGCGAGGACGGTGAAGGCGCAATCCAAGTCATCATCCGCCACATCATCGAGGGCGCAACGCCGGCTGCGCCGCGCGTCGAGCAAGGCGACGATGCGAAGGTGATCACCCTCGTGCCGCGCAAGACGACGGGTGACGACCAATGACTGGTCAACACACGTCAAACATTCTCAGCCAATGTACGACCGAGCGCACAAACGCCTGTGCCGCAGCCACTTCCCGTATCGCGCCGCATGCTGGGCACTACATGGGCACTATGCCGCCGCTCCTCGGTCGGTCGAGCACCTCGCGCACAGAAGCTCGCTGGTGCGATGGCGTGCCCTCGGCCTTGCCATCCACCATCGACCCTCACGCGACGCGCTGTGCGGCCTCCGCAGGGCCGGCGCGAGGCCTCCACCTGGCAAGGTGGGGTGACCCTCCGGGGCAGCTTGTCGGAAAGGGTACCCATAAAGAGCAGGAGGTAATCACCGAGCCTCTGACTTTTTCGGCAGTCACGTTCCCGCGCTCTCGTCTCCTGATCGGTGAGGGCGCCTGATGCAGATCACGCTCCCGCACAACGGCTGGCTCCCGCGCGGTCACCAGATGGCGCTGTGGGATTATCTGCAAAATGGCGGAAAGCGTGCGATGGCGGTTTGGCACCGTCGCGCCGGCAAGGACGAGATTTGCCTGCATCACGCGTCCTGCGCGGCTTTTAAGCGGACGGGGAATTACTGGCATTGCCTGCCCGAGTTCCTGCAGGGACGTAAAGCTATTTGGACGGCGATTAACGCCCACACCGGTAAAAGGCGCATTGATGAGGCCTTTCCGCCGCATATCCGCGAGAGCACCAACGACAACGAGATGTTCATTCGCTTCGTCAACGGCTCGACGTGGCAAATCATCGGCTCGGACCGGTACGACGCGACCGTTGGCGCGGGCGTCGCCGGCATCACCTACAGCGAATGGGCTCTCGCGAACCCCTCGGCGTGGGCCTACCACCGGCCGATGCTGGAGGAGAACGACGGCTGGGCGGCGTTCATCACCACGCCGCGCGGCCGGAACCACGCGTATGCACTGTTCAACCATGCGCAGCAGACGTCATCGTGGTTCAGTGAGCGGCTCACCGCCCTCGACACGCACGCCCTGACGCAGGAACGGCTGGACGAAGCGCTGGCCGAGTATCAGGCGCTCTATGGCGAGGACGTCGGCTCGGCGCAGTTCCAGCAGGAGTACATGTGCGACTGGAACGCGGCCATTCTGGGCGCTTTCTACGCGTTCGAGATGGCCCGGGTGCGCAACGAAGGGCGCATCATCGAGGTCGATGCGCTGCCCGACCGCCCGGTTCACCGGTCGTGGGACTTGGGCATGACCGACGACACCTCGATCTGGTTTTTTCAGGTCGTCGGCGCACAGCTTTTTATCCTCGATCACCACGCGACATCCGGCATCAGCTTGGAGGAGTGGCGCGACATCATCGCCGCCAAGCACCGCGAGCATGGCTGGCAGCACGGCACCGACTACGTGCCGCACGACGCCAAAGTGAAGGAGATGGGCACCGGGCGCACGCGCATCGAGACCATGATCAGCCTCGGCCTCAAGCCGATCTTGGTACCCAACGCCGCCATCGAGGACGGCCGCAACGCGGTGCGGCGCACGCTGCCGCTGTGCGTGTTTCATCCGCGCTGCGAGACCGGCGGCATTGATGCGCTGGAGCAGTACCGGCGCGAATGGGACGACGAAAAGAAGGCGTTCCGCGCCAACGCTGTCCACGACTGGACCAGCCACCCGGCCGACAGCTTCCGCTACCTCGCGCTGTCGTGGCGCCCGAACGCCGCACGCACCACCCGCGAGCCGAAGCCCGAAGGCTGGATCATTCCGCCGCCGCGCGAGAGCTACCAACAGGGGATCGTGCTGTGAGGGTGCTGGTCGGATGCGAGCACTCCGGGGCGATGCGGCGCGCGTTCCGCGCGCTCGGACACGCGGCGTTCTCGTGCGACCTGCTGCCGCCGACCGATGGCGATACCCGCTTCCATCTGCAGTGCGATGTCCGCGACCTGCTCGATGACGATTGGGACATGGGGATTTTTCACCCGACCTGCACCTACCTGACGAACAGCGCCGCATGGGCCTACGGCGACGGCCCCTACCACCAGCGCATCAAGCCCGGCACGCTGGTCGGACACGCACGGCGCAGCGCGCGCGAGGAGGCGGTCGCGTTCGTGCGCCGGCTCTGGGCCGCGCCCATCCCGCGCATCGCCATCGAGAACCCGGTCGGTCACCTGTCGCGCCGGTTCGGCAAGCCGACGCAGGTCATTCAACCGTGGTGGTTCGGCGACGACGCCAGCAAGGCAACCTGCCTCTGGCTCAAGAACCTGCCGCCGCTGACCGCATCGCGCCGCATCGCGCCGCGCATGGTCGATGGCCGCCCGCGCTGGGCCAACCAGACCGACAGCGGACAGAACCGCCTCTCGCCGACCGAAGACCGCTGGGCGCTGCGCGCCACGACCTATCCGGGGATTGCCGCAGCAGCCGCCGCGCAGTGGGGACACCTGCCGATGGTCGCCGACGCGCCCGCGCTCGTCCCCGGCGACCGGCAACAGGAGATGTCGCTGTGAACACCCGGTTCTGGGATCAGACCACCATCACGCTCACGGTGCTCGCCGTGTTCGCCGTCATTGCGATGATCGTGTTCAGCGGAGTGCTGCAATGAAGCTCCATCGCAAGAAGGCGCCGAAGCACGTCGCGCGCACGACCATCCCGCGCAAGGGAATGCCGACGCCGGCAAAACTCCATCTGCAGGTGAAGCAGGCGCGCGTGCGCTCGGGACGCAAGCAGTGAAACGGCACCGCACCGACGACGACAGCGCGCATCGCCGCGCGCTGCTGCATCACGCCGCCCACGTCGAGGCGAGCAAGCTCGGCGTGCGGCGCAAGAAGACGGACACCGCCGCGATGCGCCCAATCACGCTGCCGCGCGTGCGCTTCCTCGAACGCCCCGAACCGGAGGACGACAATGGCTGACACGCCTCCCGGCTCAAACGCACCGACCGACGACGACGCCCGCTTCGATGACACCGAGTTCAACCCGGCCATCGAACCGAAAAAAGCCAAGGCGTGGCTCAACCTGCTGCAGGAAAGCGAGGACGCGTTCGAGAAGTGGAATACGCACTGCGACAACCTCGAAAAACTCTACGCCTCGCTGGAGCGGCTCGCCGACCGCGCGCGCGATAAAGAGTTTCAGATGTTCTGGGCCAACATCGAGGTCGAAAAGCCCGCGATCTACGCCAACCCGCCCGTGCCGGTGGTGGTGCCGAAGTTCAAGGACCGCCGGCCGGTGTATGACGCCGCCTCCGAGATGCTGGAGCGCACCTGCACGGTCTCGTTCGACCTGACGCGCATCCAGGATTTGATGCTGCTGATCCGCGATGACGTCGTGCTGATCGGGCGCGGCGTGCCGTGGTGCCGCTATGAGAGCGGCAAGGACGGCGCGAGCTACTACAGCAGCGAACGCGTCTGCATCGATTTCAAGAACCGGCGCGACTTCCTCCATTCGATCAGCCGCAACTGGCGCGAGGTGACGTGGGTGGCGGGCGCGAGCTTCCTGACCCGCACCGAAGCGCGCGCGCGTTTCTACAAGCACTCGGGCAACGCCTATCAGGAGGCCGAGTACAAGGTCGACCGCGACACCAAGCAAGTGGGCGGCGCCGACAATCGCGAGCGCGCGAAGTTCTGGGAAATCTGGAGCAAGTCAGAACGGCGCGTCGTGTGGGTGGCGAAAGGCTGCGAGGACATTCTCGATGAGGACGAGCCGCACCTCGACCTGTCGGAATATTTCCCGTGTCCGAAACCGGCCTACGGCACCGTGCAGCGCAACTCGCTCGTGCCGGTGCCTGATGTGATGCAGTACAAGGACCAGCTCGACGAGTTGAACCTGCTCACCGGGCGCATTCACGCACTCTCGGATGCGCTGGAGGCGAAAGGCTTCTATCCGGCCGGCGGCGCCGAACTGGGCGACGCGGTGCAGGCCGCGATCAAGACCAAGACGAGCGGCCGCATGCTGGTGCCGATCTCGAACTGGGCCGCGTTCGGCGGCACCAAAGAGGTCATCATCTGGCTGCCCATCGACATGATTGCGCAGACCATCACCACGCTGGTGCAACTGCGCAAACAGGTGATCGATGACATTTATCAAATCATGGGGCTGTCCGACATCATGCGCGGCGCGACCGACGCGCGCGAGACGCTCGGCGCGCAGCAGCTTAAATCGCAGTACGGCTCGACGCGCATTCACGACAAGCAGGCCGAGATGGAGCGCGTGGCGCGGGATCTTGTGTGCATCACCGCCGAAATCATCACCGAGAAGTTCGACCCGGTCACCATCATCGAGATGAGCCAGACGCAACTGCCGACGCAGGCGATGCAGCAGAAGCAGGTCGCGATGCTGCAGCAGCAACTCGCGCAGCAGCAGCAGATGATGCAGATGCTGCAGCAGAACCCGCAAGCGCAGCAGGCGATGCAGCAGAACCCGCAGGCCGGGCAGATGCTGCAACAGGCGCAAGGTGTGATGCAGGACGGACAGGAAGCCATCGCCAAGGTGATGGCAAAACCGACCGTCGAGCAGGTGCTCACGTTCTTGCGCAACAATCGCGCCCGCTCGTTCGTGCTCGACATCGAGACCGACAGCACGATCCAGATGGACGAGAACGCCGAGAAGCAGCGCCGCTCCGAGTTTATCGGCGTGCTGGCGCAACTGCTGCCGCAACTCACCCAGATGATCCAGGTCGCGCCCGACACGGCGGAATTTTGCGGTGAAGTGCTCAAGTTCGCCACCGCGCCGTTCCGCGCCGGCCGCAGTCTCTCAAGCTCCATCGATGACCTTGTCGACAAGATGAAGGAGAAGGCGAGCGCGCCGCGCGGCGATGACCCGGCCACCGCGCAGAGCAAGGCCGCGATCCAGATTGAGCAGATGAAGGACCAGCGCGAGCGCGAGAAGACCAAGGCCGAGACCGATCTCAAGACCGCCGAACTGAAAATGCGTGACGACCACGCCAAGGCCAAGCTCGCCGCCGACAGCGCCTACGACATGGCCAAGCTGAAGCAGGATCAGCAGGAGAACTTCATCAGCATCGGCACGCAGAACCAGAAGGCGATGCAGGAGCGCGAGAAGCATCAGGCCAACATGGTCGAGGTCTCGGCCGACATGGCGCTCAACCGGCAGAAGGGCGAGTTGGCGCAGCAGGCAATGCGCAACAAGCAGGTCGACATGGCCTCGCGCGCCGAGGAGCGTCGCGTCGCGCAACAGGCGCGCCTGCAGCAGCAGGCGCAGCGTCGGCCGCCGAGTGGAGGGTTCGGGCTGTGACCGACGAAACAATGGGCGCACTCGCCGATCAAAGCAGTTACGAAATCGACCCGCTGACCGGCGCGGTGATGAACCCGTCGCCCTACGCGCAAGGCAAGTTCGAGCGCATCACCGGCAAGATTGGCGCCGGTGATGCGCTCGAACTTGCCTTGCGCGTAG